TCGCAATGACAAATATCTAGCTCATGTCATTGGTGCTCGAATGTCCGGTGAGTTGTGGACTAGTTTAGCAAACGGTTTTAGCAACATGATGAATTGTTTGTTTTTAATGCATGAGAAAAATATTACTGATTTTGACTGTTTCTTTGAAGGTGATGATGGATTGATTGGCATGAATGGAAAACATTTAACACAACAGGATTTTTCTGATTTAGGTTTCAAGATTAAAATGAATTACTGCAACTCCCTTGCTGAATCTAGTTTTTGTGGTAACGTTTTTGACCCACAGTGCATGGACTTAATTGTTTCACCTGAAAACATTACTCGTTTATTTTGGACTTGTTCGTCTCAATATTATCATTGTAGTCATGCTAAAATGTTGGAGTTGCTGCGAAGTAAAGCTCTGTCTTTGTATTCTATTGGTCTTCACACTCCGGTTGCTGGTCCCCTTGCTTACAAAGTTATTCAATTATTGGGACCTGGGAAATTTATTAGTGATCCTACCCGCCGTTACTGGGATGATCAAATCGCTAAAATGCTATTAGACCTTAAAATTAACAAACCTATGATTAAAACCCTGAATCGTGAACTTTACGCACGAAAATACAATATTCCTGTACATGAGCAGATCGATCTTGAAGATTTGATTTATAATGCTGAGACTTTGGAACAATTACAAATAAATTATGATTTCTCTCGAACTTCTTATGTTGCCGGGCTGTATTCAGGTGCCCGCGAGTACTAACATGACGTTTGCACGAACTGTTATAAACCCACGGGGAGTGCGTGGCAATCCTCGTTCGTTTCAAAATCTTTCAGCCACACCAATGAGAAGAAACTTACAAACTAGAACTCGATATTTTGTTCCAAATTTGACACCTATAGGACCCCGAAATTTGCGAATTTATCCAACTCTCACCAACACTAATCGACCTTTGCAAACTTTGAACTCACGTAAAAATAGACCCAGAAGAAAAAATCAAACTCGTACTTCCCAAATGCTCACTACTAATACTCCGTTAAAAGCTAATACCATTTTTCAGACTTATTTTAATATTAGCTGTCTCCTTTGGTCAATCTTTATGCTTTTCATACTTATTTACGAGGCGCAATGCCTGAACAAGACCTTTGGGAGAAATGTGTTATCCACACACTTACTGTCATAACAGGCACAGGCATGAAGACTTTCAACAAGAGACCCTTTGTGGGCATTGTTGTCTAAAGCACTGATGATGATGATCTCGGTGAATTCATAAGCATGTCTGCCTTTGCTGCTAACAATACTGATGTAACTACTGCTATTGCAACTCATAATCTCACTGCTATTAATTGCACTGCTGAAGGAGGTGTGATCTAGTGTGTTGGAGTTGACTCCAACAACTAACCTCCCTTTTTATTTTTGGTTGATGAACCCGCAATTGGACCAAGATCTCGGATGCTGGGCGATGCCTCTCCCCCCTCTTTTTGGGGTGGATGCACCCATACCAGTTCACTGATAGTTTTGAGTATTAAGGCTGAAGTCTTTGACCTCTCACGCTCCTGAACTACTCTTAATGTTTCAGCATGAACCATTACCGTTGTATCTCCAATTGTTAGGGTACAGACCTCTACTCTGATGTCCTACTTATTCCCCCCCCTTTTTGTTTTTAACTTTGTGTGCTTAAGTTTAATCAACACTCTGACTCTGGATTACGAGTCATTAATTTAGTTTTTCCACAACTTTGTGTGTTTAAGTTAAATCAACACTCTGACTCTGGATTGCGAGTCATAAATTTAGTCTTTCCATTTTTTCTTTTTAACTTTGTGTGCTTAAGTTTAATCAACACTCTGATTCTGGATTACGAGTCATTAATTTAGTTTTTCCACATGTGCTTTTCCCGCTCTTAGCACTCAAATATGAGCAGGGAGCTTGGTTGTGAAACTACTTTTTGGTTCCAGC